GATAGTCGCAAGATGGACCTTTTCTTTCAGGTCTTCCAGCGTGTCGTAGTCACGGACAACCACCTCTGACAGGTTGCAAAACTGGTAGGGACGCAGAATGATCTCGCTGCAGGGATTGGTGCCCCACATGTGCCCTGTCTCGCGACGTTCGTTACGAGCAACCTGCTTGTCGGCAGCGTCACGATTGAAGATGCCCCGCTCCCCAGACTTGGAGTCATACAAAGAGAGCCACTCGCGCATGAACGTGCCCATCTCGGGCTTGCCCTTGTAAGCAACAGAGTTGTTAGCCAGCGCACGCTGTCCCTCGTTCTCCCACCACGCACCCGACTTGGCGTGTGCCATCTGATCGTCATTCAGGTTCGACAGACTGATGAGGGCGGAGCGACGTACGCCGCCTACCACAACAACCTCGCCCACCTTGCACATCAGGTCATGGCACTCGATAGGAAACAGGCGACGACCTTGTGCCTTTACAAATAGTTGTACAGCAAAGTTAAACAAATCTTCGAGCGGACCCGGGCCAGAGGCACGACCGCCCATCGTCTTCAGACGGGCACCAGACGGGCGTATGGCAGACAAGTCCCACTTCGGAATGTGTCCTGCATACAGCAGCGCAATCAGTTCACGCAGCGCCTTGGCCCATCCGGGCTTGGAGTCGCCTACTTTGATCACAGTGTCTGTGGGTTGCATGCCGTCACTAATCACCGGCAGCTTGTCCACGTTCTCGCGCTCGACAGAGAAGCCCACACCTGTGCCACACATCAGGATGTACATGCACTCGTCAAACGCACGAGGGCTATCAACAGGAATGTAGCTACAGTTGTACCCACAGATGTTGTCCCGTGCAAGAGCGGGACCAGCAGTCATCATGGCACGCATCGACGGCATGATGTCCTGACTAAGTATGGCTTGACGTAGCTTGCCCACATCACCGGGACACAGATACTCTATGTCAAAGTCGTGCTTATCTTTGACATGATCGACCATGAACTGCAAGTAGCGTTCCACGGTCTCGTCCCAGTTCTCTCGGCGCTGTTCATCATCAAGCCAACGTGCGTAGCGGGACTTGTGGATAAACTGCTGATAGGATGTGGGCAACATGTTATTCATCATTTATCTCCTCAATTAGTTTGTCTAAGTACCACTGCGCCTTTTCTAGGTCTTGTACGCCATTCTTGTATCGATAGCGCCATAGGTACTTGATTATGTTTCCCTGCAGGTAGTATTCGTAGCCGTCGCCGGTTGCGGCGCGGATGGCATCGATGCACTCAATCCCTGCCTGATTGTAGTGCGGTGGACTATTGACCATGTCCTGTGCCCATGCAGCGTTAGCTGCGCCTTGCATACTTGCCATGCTCTCTTGCTCGGCCATCTTCTTCATATACTCCTCGTGCCTCAACGATCATCTCCATCACCAACAATCGTACCCTTGTTCATACGGCACTGCAACTTGTATATATTCATCTCTGCAATCTGCTGCAGGCTGTATCCTAAATCATCTGCTAGGGCTGCACAGTACCAGAGGACATCTCCTATCTCTTTTGCAATGTCTCCCTTGAAACGAGCATCATCCCGTCTATCGCGATAAATCTTCTTCACCTTGTCCGCAACCTCACCAGCTTCTCCCGCCAACCCGAGGGCAGGGTACGTGATCTTCATACGTTCCGGATAAATGGCATACTTACGAGCTTTCATCTGATAGCCGTTGAGATTCCAGTTTTCTCTGATCATTGCTTCTTTCCAAATTCTACCTTGACGATGTTTGTGTCGGGCATATGCTTTATATCCACGCCATTGCCCGTCTCTTCTGACATAGCTTCTTTTGTGGCCTCGAACTGCAGACGAGCCAAGCCTGCCTGCATGACCCTGTCAAAGTCTGACTCCATGAGTTCAACAAGTCCTGACAGAATGACAGCACCCGCCGGGATATATTCGTCATCTTCGTCTTCTTCTGTTGTGTCGTATGCCATCATGGATACATGATCGTCATCATCTCCCTGTCGGAAAATAAGATACCATCGATCCTTCAGGAGACTTGCCCTCTCCATGTTTATTAAAAAATCGTTATCGCTCATTTCTGCACCACTCCTCTGGTATAGAACCTTCAGCCCACTGAAAGCCGTGCTTGGTTGCCCAGTCACCATAGGTGGTCTTGGAACCCTTGTAAATTTTATTTGAGGCGCGAATGAATACAAAACGTATGTCTAGGTCCGGATTCTGTTCCTTAACTAGCAGCATCTTCACCCTGTCACCCTTGTCAAGGTGGCCCTTCGTTTCCACGTACACGTCTGTGTCGGGGAAGTAGAAGTCAGGAGTGTAAGTTCGCGGCTTGGGTATGTATACCACCCGCTCTTTTTCGTACTCAAAAGATATGCCCCGCTCTACAAGTTTGCGGGCGATGTTCGACTCGAACTGTGATCTGAATTTTAGTTTTCGCATTAGCCTTGCAGCGGAAACGCCCCCTTTACCAAGTTTAGCCTCTTTAGCAGATACTGTTCTACTTTTGGGGTATATTTTCTTAAACGTGACAGTTCCTCGTTTAAGGGAATCGTCGGAATACATACAGCAGCACCCATCCTCAAGTGTTGATTGATATGTTGAAACTCTTCTTCTATGCGTACGATATCCCGGGCCTCCGTCTCTGATGCTAGGTAGCCTGATTCGGAATAGTTGTTACGCAAAGTTAAGGGCAGCGAACCCTCTATATTTCGCACCTTGACCAGTGCGGGTTCGCCGCCCCTACTTTCGTGACTTTCTATGTATACGTGCCTGATCTGTGGATTCAGGTCCAGCAACTTAAGATCGTACGTGCTGGTATAAATGATAGGCATGTCATCGCTCTTTCTTTACCAGCTTTGTGTACCAAGTCATCGGGGGATTCTTGGCCTTTGATGTGATCCGGGGATGATACTCCGCTCCCTTCCAGCAGTGTTCCTTGAATGAACAGAAGGTGCAAGTCTTGGGCATGAGGCGGTTGCCTGTTTCATACTTGATACCCTTCTCTGTGTATGTTTCTGGCACAGAAGTGAAAGGCACCCGGAACTTAGCGTCTGTGACTATGGCGTGAACACGCTTGGCAGCTTCATCAAGATATGTCTTGCGATCCTCGTCTTGATTGTCTGGGGCCTCGACAAAGTCCCACTCCCCGCTCGACTTGTTGATGGCTATCCAGCCACCGAAGGGCATGCCCTGCGACTCTGAGTATAGATATCCCTGCATGATGTAGCCGAAGGGATCATCTTCTTTGATTGCGTCGTAGCCGCCACGTCCCGAGAACTTGTTGTCAAACGACCACGGGCTTGTGGACTTAACGTCCCACACCTTGCCGTCAATGATAACATCGAGAGTTCCGTTTACAGTCTGGCCTGCTATGGACAGGGAACACTTCTCTTGCTCAGAGGCTACGTTGACACCTGCAGCCTTCATAATTAGAACTGCGGATGCTTCTATCAGATCACCAATAAGAAAACGAACAATATCGTTGTAAGCGACATCCTGCTTGAGTCCCTGCTTTTCTAATTGTTGCTGGCACAGAGGACGGCCCAGCCCGGACATACGAATACGATAGTCCGAGTTGCGGCTAAACTGCTTACGTATAGCAGTCTTACAGTCCTCTCCAAAGGCTTCAATAAGATCGTCGAGACGAGAGGAGTCAATCTCCCCTCGCCCCGCCTTTTGGAGGAAGTCTTGTACTTCCAAGAGATGAAGCATCAGCTTGCGAAACGCTGCGCCAGATCGAGGTCTTCATCATTCATCGACATCTTCACAGCGGCCTTGTAGTCAGTCATCACTGACTCATTGTGGCCCTTGACCGTCTCGCCAAACATCTTGATCAGGTCTTTATCTGCGTCGGTAATCGACACTTCTTTTACAAGACTTAGTTTCGGAGTCCAGAAGATCACACTACCGTTCTTCTTTTTCTCCGTAGACAGTTCGATTACAGCCTTCTGCATCAGGATTTTACGCCGTGTCAGTTGCTGATCGATGAAGTCTCGTACTGGACGAAATCCTGACCTCTTGAAGTACGCCATGAATGGCACGTTCTCAAGCGGTGTATGTGTTCCATCGGCAGCCTTAGCATCCGGCGCATCCAAGACTCCGTAGATGACCTGATTACAATTCACTGACTGACTCAAAACCACACGAGGGTCATCATCAGGAAGAGCTTCCTCTTCTGCCCTCGTCAGTCGTCCACACTTATTTCCGCCCTCGCTATCTGGGAACTCCCCAGACAGGGTGGGCCGCTGCACAGACTTACAGGAGAACTTCTGTTCGTCCTGATTCCACACAGACCATTCGTATGTTCGCATCAAGGGACGGATATATACCTTATCCGAGTAACTCGGTCCGGACCCATTCCAGATGCGCCAAGCACCACGCTTCAGCGTGATCCCGTCGTCGTTTTCTGCCTCGTAGTTGATTGTCAGGCGTGGCAAGCCTACACGTGGAGTAGAATCCACGTCAGCCTGCCCTGACATCTTCATCAAGGTTTCTTCGTCTCCCGCATCAAACGCGGTCAAAAATTGATTCAGTTCGTCGTTCATTTGAAGTTCTGTACCCATATCATCCTCGTGTTGGGTGTTGAAAGTAGAAGTATTATACAGTTAACACTTCTTCTAAGTCAAGCCAGTTTTTTCCCATTTTTAATTCTATTCCTACAGGCATGTCGTACCGCACACCGTAACGCCGCTCCGTCTCCTGCGGTATAGCCAGCATACTTTTCGCCATGATCTCAATGCACTGCTTCTCTTCTCCCGGGAACACGTCCATGACAATCGAGTCGTGAACTGTGTTGCAGATCACAGACTGTAAGTCACTGTCTTTCAACGATTTATGCAACATGACAAGAGCGATAGGCAGCAAGTCTGCAGTAGCAAATCCCTGCACAGGATAATTGCAGATGGCAGTCCGGTTCGTGGCGGTGCCCCACTCCGTCCAGCGGGTTCCCGGGAAACAATACTGACGACCAGAGGGAAGGTGAACGTGCCCCTTCGTCACTGCGTCCCGTTGCAGCAACTCATGCCAGTCGCTGACACCGATATACTTTTGCTTGAAGGCACGGTAGTAACGCTTCTGATCCTCAGTGCCGCTGACACCGCCGTAGAGAGGCTTGAAGGTGTGCGCCTTAGCTTCCTGACGTGTGCAGCCAATGATGCCAGCCGTGTAGTTGTGAACATCCGTGCCAGCCTCGACATCGCTGCGTATACCGTCATCCCCTGCAAGGAAGCCAGCAACCCGAAACTCTAGCTGCGAGTAGTCTCCCTCAAGTATCGAACCACCCTCGAACCTGCTTTCTACAGCCTTACGTATGATGAAGGTCGAGCCTCGCGGCATATTCTGGAAGTTAGGGTTGCGAGACGACAGTCGTCCTGTCGCCGTCACACACTGCATATACTCGGTGTGGATGAAACCGTGGGGGTCCATGTTGTTTTCCATACCCTCGACAAAGGATCGCAGGTAGGTTCGCACAGCAGAGTAACGAACGTAAGCCTCTGCAAACTCACGAGCGTCACCCCGCAGGTCTGTCATCATTTCTTCGAGGGTAGACTTGTCAGTCTTGAAACCACCCGCTGCCGTGTCAAAAGTATCACGGGGAATCAGCCGGAACCCAGCAACCTCACCCGTGCTTTGATAAATGACGCCGGAGCCACCACACGTCCTACAGATACGAACCGCCTTACCGGGGGTGCCATCCTTACGAGGAGGGCTGTAGCGGCCCTTCCCGTGGCAGTCAGGACACTGTTTGCCTATGGTCTTATACAGAACGGTAGTCTCGTTGAGGATGTGTCGCTTGAACTCTCCCTTCGCCATGCGAGTTCGCTGCTTAGGCTTCTTGGTTGCGCCGCGAACCTCGTGACCAAGATTGAAGATAGCAGCCCACCGCTTCTTGTCCCTGATAGCACAAGAGTAGAAGAGACGTGACCGGTCGTCAGGACTGTCAAGATTGATAGGTGTGTCACCCATCGCGTTCGCGGCTAGTTCCTGCAGCCTACGCTCTAAGGTAAATAGTTCGTCCTCGTACTGCTTACGGATGTCTGCAAGTGTTGCGTGATTTATCTTGATACCGTTGCGTTCGATGTCAGCAAGAACGTCAGTGACTTCAAGCGATAGACGCAAAGTGGGCAAGAGTGCCTGATTCTTCATTGAATAGTTCCTCAAATGTAGTGCCGAAGGCTTCGAGTTGTGCAAGGGCTACTTGCTCGGTTGCAAGGACATCAGCCTTGCCATATGTTTCAATTATCTCCCAAGGAATGTCATAAAACGTTTTACCTTCCTTGAAATACGGCGCGACAAGGTCTGTCTCTTTTTGTACTCCACTATACTTTTCTGCAAGACTAGCAAGTCCCAGAGGCCAACGACGCGCCCGCGCCAGTAAATATTCCGCAACCATCGTGTCATAGATATGTCCCTTGTATACGAATCCGCAGTCGCGAATCCAAGATAGATCGAACTTTATG